TCCGGGAAGTAGATCACCTGGTTCTGCCGATCCGCAAGCACACGACCGGTTATGCGGTTGCGTACAACGTAGCATACGCCAGGCTTGGGGTCGATCAGATTGCTGATGGTTTCTGTTACATCGTTCCAGTCAGCCGGTTGTGCGGCACGTCTCAGCGCTGCACGTTTTTCCCGCCGAAATCTGTTTTCCCGTTCCCGGGCACAGTTCCGGCAGAACCGGCGTGCAACGCTCAGCGCGTGCACCGGTTCGCCGCATGTTTCACAAAATATGGTTATCATGGCTGTGCCTCCTCGTCCATTCTTGCTCCGCAGTTCGGGCAGTAATCAAACGTATCTGTCGGCATAAAAAACGCCTTTTTGCATCTACCACAGATAGCAGCCCCATTCTTGAACGTTTCACCGTCGTAACTCGTGACATCTTCTCGTGTCCAGTGGGCTTTCGGTGGCTGATTTATCCGTTGGTTCCATTTTTCAGCGGCTTTCTCATTTGCACAGTATTCCGCTGATATCCTAATCATGTCGCTTTCGGCACCGCAATCTTCACACTTAGTCACGACAAATTCACCCATATTTTCAAATTTTGCTTCTCCACCGCAAAACGGGCAAGGTTTCAACTTGATCTCACTCATTTTCCTCCACCTCCTCAATTCGTACATAAACGCCCGGAACATTCGCCCAGAACTTCTCCACGACTGCGCTGTAAATCTGCTTATCGTCTTTCCAATACCCCAGCTTGGTCATGATGTCGAACAGTGCCTTGCACAGATTGTCCACATCTGGCTTGTTGGTATAAGGTTCACCATCCGTATGCTTGGCTTTCAGTGGGAAGCACCACTTTACTACCAACTGTACTGCGCTGGTGTATGGCTGTTCTGGAATGTGCTTCCGCAAGTGGGCGGCAAGCTTGGCTTCTGTTTCTCCGTTCCCACGTTTGTAAAATCGATGAACGCCGCGTTGATCAACCGTGTGCCCTTGCTGCTGATGGGTACTGGTTGGCGGTTCCATCGGCATGAACAATTCTGTCATATTTTCTACCTCCATTTCTGGTTTTTCAGGTTCGCTTTTGTCAATGTCAGACGACAAGGGTTACAAGAGTGCCGTGCATTCGCACTCTTGTTCCTTGTTGTCATTGACGTCAATGTTGCGACAGCGACAAGTATATATTTATATATACACTGTTGTCGCAATTTTTGCCGTTCCATTATTCTCCTTTTTCAGCAAGTTTGATATTGCCATTTTCTAGTGTCAATTTGTCGTGTTCCTTGACTCGTCTTTCGACTGTACGCCGACTGATTCCGAGGTATTCTGCCATATCGTCTACCGTCACCGCACCGTCCATATTGCAAGCATGAAACGCATTGAGCAGAGCTGCTTTCTTGTCCGCTTTCTGAGCGGCATACGTCTCCTTGGTTTTCTCTCCACGTTTCTTGTTCCCACGCTGAAACGGCTGCATTTCACTTTCTGCTTGCAAGTCTTTCAGCACACCCACGGTGTCCTCTACATGAATGGGATACCGGAACCACAGGTTCTTTGGCTCGAACTTCGGGAACTCCCGGAGGGTACCGTCCAGCCTCCATGCCGTTCGTTGTTTGATATTGGCTCTCACAGCTTCCAGATTGCGCTGTAAGGCATCGTAGCAAGTAGATGGCAAATGATCTCGGCAAAGATTTAAAGCTGCTACAGCGCTCAGCAGATCGTCCGGAGAAGCATCTGCCAGTACGGCTGGAGCATGAATTCGCAATTGCTCCACACAAGCTTCGCAAATTGCCGTGTTGGTTTCCTGTTTGAGAATGTCTTCTGTAAGCTCCAGTTCGGTCATATCAATGAGGGCATCCGGGTCACGGGCAAACACGCCGCTGCCGGATGCACGGTCCATGCTGCGCTTGCCGCCCTGTGCGCCCTTGCTGTGGTGGTGGCAGTAGATCACCGCACAGCCCAGCTGGGTGCACACCTTGTCGAACTGGTTGCAAAAATGTGCCATTTGGTCGGCACTGTTTTCGTCACCGGTGATGACCTTGTAAATGGGGTCAATGATGACAGCGATGTATTGCTTTTTCTTGGCACGGCGGATCAAGCTTGGGGCTAGTTTGTCCATTGGTTTGGTTGTCCCACGCAAATTCCAGATATCGATGCTGGATAAGTTGGCGGCTGGCAGCTGCATAGCTTGATAGACGTCCCGGAACCGATGCAGGCAGCTTGGCCGGTCTAGTTCTAGATTGACATACAGCACACGCCCTTTGGCGCATTGCCAGCCCATCCACTTTCTGCCTTCTGCCATTGCAATGCATAATTCAATTAATGCAAAAGACTTTCCGGCCTTGGACGGCCCGGCAATCAGCATCTTGTGCCCCTGCCGCAGCACATTTTCAATCAAAGGGGGAGAGAGTTCCGGCATATTTTCCCATGCTTCTGCCATACTCTCAAATTCCGGTAGGTCATCTGTAATGCTGTCGATGTAGTCTTTCCATTCGTCCCAGCTGCCCATGCCAATGTTTACAGCAACTAAGTATTGCTTTTTTTCTCCGCGCAGCACACCGGGCATACGAGACAAACGAGAGGGATTTTTACAGGAACGATCTACTTGAAGTCCGTTTTTGTCGCAGACCTGATACAAAAACGCCACTCGCTCCCGGTATTCCTTTGCATTCCCTGCCTCCACTCGCACAATGGCATGCAGGCTCTTCCCGCCGCTGTAGACCAGGCATGCAATCGGCAATTGCAAATCTCGCATAATTCCGTTTTGCTGTTCAATGGGAATCCCATCAGACTCTACCAGGGCATAGCGAAAATCTGTTACATTTTCATTTTTACCGCCTTTCCCATCCAGCGGATTAAATCGGATCCATGCTCCAATTTCAGGATCATAGTCGCCGAAAACTGCGCCAAGGTCATTTTCGCAATATGTCAGGTCTTCTAGCAGTTTTCCGGCGGTTCGGTCACAGCTTCCTGCATCCGGAAGATGCTTTCCGTCTTGATTTTTCCAACTGCGCACGACATAGCCAACATTCTCTTCTGCTTGAAACAACGTGCTGATATAGGTGCTAATCTCCTTTACTGGATCCCATTCTGAAAACAACGGTTTTACCGGAAGTGCTTGTGTTTGAAGCGGACTCGTGATTGCATAATCCTCTCCGATGTAATCCTCCCAGTCCAGCGCACGGGATTCTTTTTGGGGACTGCTGTGTGGACGGTAACCGCCTTCCAATGCCAGATGTACGATAGTGCCGGCAGTGACCGGATGCTCAGAACCGGCAAAAGTACGCCACTTCTTTTCACATTCTCCGCTGTGATACCGAGCGGTGTCACGCTGTGACCAGCCATCCCAAATGGAAACGTCATAGCCGGAATCTTTCAGCGCCATGCCAATGCCGCACCAATCCTGATAGGTCAGGCAGGATGGGTCAATATAGTCCAGTAGTTCGTCTAGGTTGTCGTCTTTGTAGGTATCCAAAAAATCACCCTTTCTATTGACAAAATCATAAGGATATGCTATACTAAAATCACAAAAAGCACGCCATTTCCAATTGAAACGGAGGTTATACGCATGAGTACCAAAGAAATGCTGCTTCACGAAATCGACGCCATGAACGAAAAGCAGCTGCAGGGACTGCTACTGTTTATTCAGGGCTGCTATGCAGAAATCCCGAATGCGGAAACGCAGGCTGCTATGGACGAAGTGGAGGAAATGAAGAAACACCCAGAGCAGTATCCCGGTTATACCGATATTGATGAAATGATGAGGGATCTGCTGCAATGAAGTACACCGTAAAACCAACTTCTCTATTCAAAAAAGACTTGAAAAAGATGCAAAAGCAGCACAAAGATCTGGAGCTGCTTAACCAGATTCTGAAACTGCTGGCAGACGGGAAAGCACTTCCGGAAAAGAATCGTGATCACGCTCTGACTGGCAACTACACCGGCTGTCGGGAGTGTCACATTCAGCCGGACTGGCTTCTGATCTATGAGGCTGCAGATGACACGCTGTTCCTGTACCTCACCCGTACCGGCAGCCACAGCGAACTCTTTGACAAATAACCACAGGCAGACTGCAAAAAGCGGTCTGTCTTTTTTATTTTTCCGGCACATACTCCGCCACCATGATCGCCCTCGGCACATGCCAGCCGTTCGCTGCAATACGGTTAATGAGATTTTTGGCTGCATCGAATGACCAGCCTCCAACATGTTGAAAGCCGTACTTCTCCAGGCAGCGAATCTGCTTCGGCGTTGCCAGTCCGCTCTGCTGCCGCTGTGCCACTGTGCGGAGAATTTGTTCCGCTTTCCCGGCACTTTCTACGGCATCCGGATTGATACCCCGTTTCTCCAAGTCCTTCTTCTGCTTGTCCGTTGGTGGATGGGATTCCCACCCAAATGCCGGCACATAACCGGAAAGGTCCTGTGACTGGATCGACATCTCATATTGCAGTGGGTCTACCAGCTTAGACTTTCGTTTCTTCATGGATTCCAGCTGCTCCGCCAGCTTGGACTCCCGGTCTGCCACCACGTCTTCAGACGCTTTGTTTTCGGCTTCCTCAATGTCTACGGGTACTCCGGGCAGCTGCTCTAGCTGCTGAGTCATCTTCTGCTGCACTTCCTCGTCCTCGCAGATGAGGCATGCCGGACGGCACAGCTCGTGTTTCTCCGTGTTCCACAGAAAATCCAGCAGCAAGAGATGATCTTTTCCCTCTGCCAGCCGTGTGCCACGTCCCACCATCTGGCAGTACAAGGCACGAACCTTTGTGGAGCGCAGCACCACTACACAATCTACATCCGGACAGTCCCAGCCCTCTGTGAGCAGCATGCTGTTGCACAGCACATTGTACTTGCCGTCAGCGAAATCCTGCAAAACCTGTTCCCGGTCATCGGATTCACCGTTGACCTCTGCCGCACGGAAACCGTGCTGACAGAGCATGTCCCGGAATTTTTGGGATGTCTTGACCAGCGGCAGGAATACCACTGTTTTGCGATTGGCGCAGTGCTTTGCCATTTCGGCGGCAATCTGATCCAAATAGGGATCCAGCGCCGTGGCGATGTCACCGGGTTTGTAATCTCCGGCAGCTGTCCCCACATGGGTGAAATCAATCTGCACCGGCACAGTCAGTGCCCGGATGGGCGTTAAGTATCCCTCGTGAATGGCCTGTGGCAGCGTGTATTCATACGCCAGACTGTCGAACACCTTGCCCAGATTCTGCTTGTCTCCTCGGTCAGGCGTTGCTGTCACACCCAGCACATTGGCAGTATGGAAATGGTTCAAAATGACTTGATAGCTGTCCGATGTGGAATGGTGTGCTTCGTCAATGATAATGGTCTGGAAGTAATCAGAGGGGAACTGGTCAAGGCGTTTCTGCCGCATAAGGGTCTGCACGCTGCCTACCACTACCCGGTACCATTCCCCCAGGCAGGTTTGCTCTGCCTTTTCCACAGCACATTTCAAACCGCTGGTACGTTCCAGCTTGTCCGCAGCCTGTTGGAGCAGCTCACCCCGATGTGCCAGAATCAATACTTTTCCGCCGCTGCGGACTTCATCTTCTGCAATCTTTGCAAAAACAATGGTTTTTCCACAACCGGTCGGCAGTACCAGCAGCGTGCGCTTCCTGCCTTCGTCCCACTCCTTGTGCACGGCTTCTCTTGCCGCTTGCTGATAAGGTCGCATTTGCATGGCATATCACTCCTTAAAACTGACCATTGTTCCAGCTGCTTTGCGGTGCGCTCTGCTGCGGCTGCCAGGGTTGCGGACTGTTTTGCGGATATGAAGGCTGCGGCGCACTGTAGGGCTGCTGTGCGGGATTCTGAGCAAGCTACGGCTGATCGTAGGATGGATACAGCTTGTCAATTTGATTTTTCTTGTACGTTCCGCTGCCATCCTTTTTTTCTTTATCTTGAACAGTTACATGGCATATGCCGCTTTTCCCGTTGACTTCCTGCCAATTCATTCGGGCAGCCTGCCCTTTCTGCTTCATGCCGATGCTGGCAAAAAACTCGGACAGCTTCCACTCCATCACGGTATGTAAATATAGATATTCCGGAAGCAGCACACTGTTCCCGTCCGTGCCGAATACCCGAATAAAAACAATGGCTTTGTTGCAAGGTGGAATCTTTTTACTGCCATCATGCCGGGCACGGTCAAACTTTTCCACCGTAAAGCGATAGTCTCCCTCCGGAAGCAGGATGTAGCTGCTTTCCTGTTGGATTTCGTCCTCCCAGCCTAATTCTCGTCCCTGTGCGGATGTGTTAAAATCGTTCATCGTTTTCCTCCTATTCCTTAAATGCTATTTGGTTCGGTTTGCCTGAATCATGCCCATGATGTTCTGCCACCACGGAATGCACCAGCCCTCCACAAAATCCTGCGGATAGTTCTGTACGGGCATATCTGCCGGAAAATAGCCCTTGCTGCCTACCACTGCCTGCAGCTCAGCAGGCTGCACGTGGCTGGATGCCATCAGCTGTGCCAGCTGGGGAGCGATTCCATCCAGAATATGCTGTGTTTGCTGTTCCTCCGGTGTGGCAGGCTGATCCCATGGCTCTGGCGCTGCGGATGCGGCAGACGGCGTGTAAAGCTCTACCGATTCCTGCAAGTCTTGCTGTGTGGGAATTCCTTCCGTCCGTGCCTTTTGCAGCAGCTGTTCTGCCGGAGACGGAGCTGCAAAAAGCGTGGCAATGGATGCAAATTCCAACGGCAATTCCGGCGGAAGTCCAAAGCGATTCTTTGCGTCCCACCACGCCGTTTTGGTGGTGTACATAACCCGTTTGCAGGCGGTTGCCTTGTGCTTTTTTCCCTTGTCATCGGTGGCAATGACGTGTGTTTGAAATGCCAAGAACAGGGTGATGTCAGACCATTCTTTCAGCAGCGGCGCAATCTTATTGGTGGTTTTATTGCCGAGTTTCAGTTCCCAATGGTCAAACTCTGCATCTACTTCTGGAAGGGATGCTTTCCGGGTGATGGCGTGGCAAAGCAGCACCACGTTGACCCCCACCTGAATGAGCCGTTCGGTACGATCTAGAAACCGTCCGATTTCCTCCGCTTCGTATTCCCAGCCCTTGCCGTAGCCAAAGCCTTCGATGCCGGTAACTTGATGCTTGCTGCACAATTCTGCAATGGCAAGGCGTTCCGCCCAGTCGAAGGTGTCGATGATCACAGTCTGATACTGCCGTTGTGCGCGGGATTCCAGTACGAAGTCTAGTTCCTGCTGCAGCATCTCCCAGCTGGAGGGCTTGGGCAGCCGGCGAACGTTCATTTTTGAGGTGCTTCCTTCGCAGTCCAGGAAGACTGCCCCCGGCAGCTGCGCCGCCAGGGAAGTTTTGCCTACGCCTTCTTGCCCATAGATGACCAGTTTTATACCGGCACCGGTCTGAATGCCGTTTGTTTCTTCAAAATTCATGTTGCTTTTTCCTCACTTTCGTCTGCCATTCTTCAAATTCTCTGAGTTCTTTTTCGGTAGGTTCATCATTTTCTAAGCCGTATATACATCCGCTTTCAAGGGTACAGTCGTACAAGTCGCCACGTGTTTTTACCCATCTCCGTTATGCAAATTCGCATTAACCTATTTGAACCATAGAAGCAATTGAAAATCACCTAAAATACGTTGCTTTTCCGGATTGTGAAATGCAATTTATGTTCTTTTAATCCATATTGTTTTCACGTAATTTGAAAAGTAACGTGGTCAAAATGTGGTCAATGTATCTTGAAATTTATTTGTAAGTATGATATAATAAAAATGTATATAAAAACAGAATCGGTTTTAAATGGGGCGGCGTTGCGACGGTGCCCCAGATTTTTTATCTAAACAAAAAAATAACGGCGGTAACATGGATAGTTACCGCCGTTTTTTGTTTTAAACTTTCTTCGTGTAGTCTAAACAGATCCACCCAGCTTTCGATTTTAAAAATCCCCATTTATTACAGGTATCGATAATGGTATAGACACCACGATCCTTAATGCAGCCTACAACTGGGTACTGCGTGCCGGCACCTTTTCGAATATTCAAAACATCTACCGTTACTTTGACCGAATAAGGCTTTGGCAAGTTTTTCTTCGCAGTTACAGTTTGTTTATTGAAACCGTTCAGCCCTGCGTTTTTGATAGCTGTTGGGTAATCAAACAGCATATAGTCCTGGTCACATACTTGTCCAGCAATACGATTGCTGCGGATATAGTTTGTTTCTCCTCCGAACTGCCACATACCGAAACATTCTTTGTTCGGATAGGAGCAGGAGGGTGCCCAGCAGGCAACCCAATGCGCATATTTGGTTAGTTCTGCATCGAACATATACTGATCAAAATAGGACTGCGAAGAATAAATGCCAACCCAGAGTCCTTTTTTCTCAAGCCGATCACACCAAGTCTTTATAATATCTGTAAGCAACCGTTTCCCTACGCCTAATTGGGTTTTGTTTTCCACATCTATGTAAATCGGCAACTCGAATTGCTTTCCACGTAAAATGTGCTCATAGAGATAATCGGCTTCTTCTTTCGCTTGCTGTGTGGTTAACGCTCTGCTGAACCAATATACTCCAACAGGAATATTATGTTTTTTGGCATTTGTATAGTTACAAGAAAATTTACTGTCAACATACAAGCCATCATCTCCGCCACCGCCTTTGATTACAGCAAATTTTACACCTTCTGCAACAGCTTTTTGGAAATCAAAATCCCCTTGCCATCTTGAAATATCAATACCAAATTCTTTCATGATTTCTGATCCTCACTTTCTGTTTTCTTCTTTAGAACTTCAATTGATTTTACAATAACTTGTGGGATTGGAACGCCCATCAGACCGGCATTTTCAATAATAGAGATGGTTTCGTTACAAACAAACGCAATTACAACAGCATCACGAATAAAATTAGATCCCAGCATCAAATCCAATCGGCAGGCGATCAGCACAATTAATAACGTAACTCCTTTTCGGCAAAGTCCCTTCCAACCAGCACGACTTTCCAAATTACCATTTTCTGTTTTTTTGGATCTGTGAAATATGCCTGCAACAATAAGTCCTGTCAAAAAATCAATTCCCATAAAGATTAAAAGTGTGTTTAACGCAGCACTCCATCCCCCAAATAACGAGGCAAGGAAGCTGCCTACAATACCGATTCCAGCACAAATTCCTTCTTTTACACCCATTGCCATTTCCTTTCCGAAATGAAAAAGCCACTGTAAAAAGTATACAGTGGCTTTTCCTGTTTCTTTTATTTTCCCTACTCGTTTTCTGATTCCAATAAGATCGCCTGTACTTTACTCCTGATTTTTTCAGGAACCTCATCAATGGTTTTCATACCTTTTTTAATGAGTGCCGCATAAATAGCTGCCATCGTCATTCTCCCCCCCTCTCTTCTACTGCAACAGTTCATAAACTTCTGTCAATGCGAGCTGCGTTTGCGTGATCTGATCGGATAATTCAGCGTTTTCCTGTGCCTGTTTCAGAATAAATTCATCCTTATCATACTGAATCATGTTAAATTCATATCCGATAAACTCGCTTTGTTCCCCGACGTGTTCGGAAACCGCTCGTATCTCTGTATGCTGCCAAACACTGTAATCATCTGTTACGATTTCGTTTGGTTTAACTGTACTTCTAACTCTTCCGTAATCAATCATATTTAGCCCTCCAATCTTGATGGTACAAATACCAGTCTGGCACCTACTTCACGACCATAGCCAGATGCTGGATGGTAGAAATCCCAGTAAAACGCCCCTGCGCCTACTGCGTTATCCCATCGCCCACCTAATCGTGCAATTCGCCAATTTGGGTTTGTGTTCCCGTAATAATCACCAACCGGCAAAACGCTGGTCCCACCTTTTTCAGCGGGAACAAACATCCAGTCATATTTTTCTGCGTATCCAAATGCGGAAACCGATCCATTACCGCAGCAGGGATGAATCCCAGTATTTTCATAAGGGGATGTAGCGGTATCGTCTGCAAAATCATGATCCGCTACAAACAGCGTGCCATATTCCCCATCTACAATGGTAGCTGGATTTTGTTCGTTCATGCCGTCAACCCAATACCAGATGTTTCCCCATAGATTTTCTTCACCACGGTATGATACAATCGGATAACCATTTGCATTGGTAACAGTACCGGATCCGTTTCCCAAACTTACACTTCCACCGGTGTTTTCTGCAACGTTTGTCGCGCCGTCGTCTGTTTTAAATGCAACTCCGTTTCCTATTGCTGACTGCATATTAAATGTAGCATATTCAATCAGCATTAACAGTTGAGACGCTGCAATTGATGCCGCATACGCTTGCGACCATCCATCCCCACGATTTTTAGCAATGCCTCTGGCATTTTTTCGTGCGACCATGGACATTGGTTTTACATTTGCAATGCTGGACAGCATATCTGTTGCGGAATCCATAACAGATGCATCATCTAAAATATATGTTGCGGCAGATGCATCCCAAAGTGAGCCATCAAATGCAGCAAGGTAAATCTTTTCATTTTCTTTTCCATTTTCAATGAATGCCGGGTGCAGTTTGAATCCTGTCTTCGGAGTGGCAGAAACATAATACCGTGCTTTTCGAATTTTGGATCCCAGTTTGTTCTTTTCTAGTACAAGCGGTACGACTTTGTAGTAGAACTTGGGCTGTTCAACCATTGTTTGTACAATAGTGCCGGCTGCAAATTGCAGAGATGGATCCGGGTCTTCGGCTCCTTCTGGGTTCAGATCGACTGCTTTTGTGAGTTTCCCAGTTGTACTGAAACCAGAATCCCCATAATAGGCAACGACCTTTCCATCATTTGTTAGATTGCAACGGCGTCTACCGCCAAAAGGAGGAATGTTATCAAATCCTGTCCCCTGTGTGCGATTTTCTGAACCAGCAATGCGGGTAATTCGCTTGTTGGTAAAATCTACTTCCACGCCGTAAATGTCAGAATCGGTGTACCCAATATATGCCTGTAAATCTGCAATTTTTGCTTCCAATTCCTGAATATCGCCAATGGTGGCCACAGCTGCGGCATCAACAGCTAGCGAAACATTTTCCGCATTTCCAACCGTAGTAATCAGCTGCACATATGCACCGGAAACTGTCACCCCGTTATACGGCGGCATATAGCAGCTTCCGGAATTTTCAATCGTAACCGCATACAGAATTTCGCCTGCATCCGGATCAACTGCATATAAACCTAACGTTTTCATGTAGTATCCGGCTTTTAATTCTGAATTGATAAATGCAGCTTCTACTTGAATGGCGACATTGTTCGTTCGGACGACCTTGGAAATCAAGCTGGTTTGCTTGATATTGGTAATTGCTGTTAACGCTTCCAGCTGCGCAAGCGTATATGCTGTGCTGGAGGCTGCTATTTTTGTAAAGGTAATACTTCCAGTTCCGGCAATCATTTTTGCCAATAATGCCTGCCCTGCTTTTGTGATGACTAGCTTTGAAAATTCTGCCATGTGAATTTCAATCCTTTCTATTGTTTTGTTCCGATGTATTCCGATATCACAGCACCAGATCCGATCTGATTTTCACCATTTATGCGATACATTGCGTTAAAATCGTTCGTGAGAACTACAGTTGCAGTATGGGCTGCGCCGCCGCTGTGCACGGTTTTGCTGTTGATCGTAATGGTTTCTTTTGCATCATTGGTGATGATATACTGATTGGTATCCGTCAATCTACCAGCAATGCGTACGTTTCCCTTTGCTGTATATGTTTCATTCGCATCATTCGTAATCACAAAATGATGCACCGCACAAACACCTCCAGAGGCCAAGGCAAAACCATTTGCCCGACATGGAATCTGATTCCTGGAAACGATGATCAGATTGCATGGAATGACACTGTTGATAATAGTAATCAGTTCATCCACTTGTCCGAAGCGCTCCAAATCAGTAACAATCGTGATTTGATAGTGGTCATAATCTTTTAGGATTGTGAAATCTTTATCTCCTGACAAGGATTTTAATTTCATGATCAATGCCTTGATGGTATATGGAATTGTGTTTAACCACTTGATCTGCACCCTAGAACGTCGATTTTCCAAACTTTCTCCTCTGGATGGTAAAATATGCAGCATTTGTTCAAATCTTGCAATCCCATACTCATCTGCTGTTTCAATGAATTCATTTTGCAATGTTTGATCAGCTGCTTTCCAGGCGAGTATAAATTCTGGATTTTCTGCGTCTAGCGTTACTGAAACTTCATGAAATCCGACTAAAAATGTGGGCAAATAGGATACTAAATCAACATTGCGTATCATGCACTTGCACCCCCAAATATCGGAATTTCATACGCCCCAAGCGTAACGTTATCGGTAGAACCGTTGATTTGCGTATCGTCTATATCAATGATTCCCGATATTCCCAAAAGTCTGGTTTCAATCTGGCTGACGCGAACAATTAAATAGCTGGTATCTGCCCAGGATTTACGCAATTCCAGCAAATAGCTTTCAATTGCAGCATCAATAGAATTCTGTAAATTCGACCAGCTATAACCGGTATCAAATGTAATTTTGGCTTTTACAGCAATCGGTACGCCAACTGCGCCTTTGACGGACACGACATGCCCAATTGGCGCTAAGCCATAGCCGTTCCCAGCTTGTTCCGGTGGATCAATGGTGTTTTGCACCGTTTGAATCAAGGTGTCCGATGCAACGCCATAATCGGAATTCACGATTGTAAGAAGAACCGTTCCACCGGTTGTCAGTTTCTTTTGCTCTGCCGCCGTATAAACAGCGGATAACCAGTTTAATACTTCTGTAGATACGGTTTTCTTGATTTCTGCATACCAAGCTTTTACTTTTGCATTTGGAATCATGGCGGCAGGCTGAATATCTCCATTCCACACGCGCGTAACCTTTGTACTGCCTACACCTGCAATGGCATTTGTCTTTTCAAGATAATCCTGTACATTTCCACCGAATGCCTTTTCGCTGAAGGAATCAAAATACCGCTTTCGCAAATCTTCCGTATCTTCTTCCGATTCGCCTGGAATTAACACCTCTGTCAATACAGCGGTTTCCAATCCATCAATGTATTCAATCGGCAGCATGACACCTAACTGCTGATTTCCAATGATTCCAGCATCTTCACACTGCATCTTGTAGACACCATCTGCTATTTTTTCAACTGCTACAAAATTGGATTCGCCAATATTAAAACGCTTCCCGATCAGCTCTATGTTGGTTGGCGTAAATTCGCCCTTCAATACTGCTTGTGTGGCTTCATATGGCGTAATGCCTCTTTCTGCGCATCGCCGGATTAGGAATTCCCTGCTTGCAGTGTCTCCATATGCTTCCTTTAAGATTGTATCTAACTCCAGATACAGGATTTGCAATTCAATTGCGGTTGGAGAATGCGTGTCAAAAATGACAGAACCTTCCCGCTTATCAAATTGATTGGATACCCGGCTCAACATTCGATCCAGTATGGTTTCGTACGTTATGCCTTCATACATTAAAAATTCACCACCTTTTCAGTCGCCACATCTCCAAAAATGGTATGCGCAGTAAACGTTACAGCAATCTCTCCTTTTTTGACCGTATGGAATTGAAAATTATCCACACTTAAAATCCGCTCATCCCAGGTTAACGCCTCCGTGATGCGTCGTTCCAATTCAGGAAGAACATAGGAAATTGGTTCTCCGTATAGATCGACTAATTCAATCCCATAATTCCAGGAATACATAATGTATTGATAGCGTTCTGTGGATAAAATTTTGAAAATTGCCTGCCGCATGGCTTCCAGTTCATCGGTATATCCCCGAATACGGTTTAAGTCAAAATCCATTTTGTATGTTTTAGTGGGCTGTTCTTCTATTTCAAACGACTGGTTGAAATAATTACTGATTTCCGGTGTCATTCTATCTTCCCCATTACAACATATTTTTGACCGCCTTGCTGACGAATTAGTGCAACCTTATCCCCCATAGACAGTCCCCCACTTGTTATAGTAGTTGTGGTTGTTCCAGCTGCGGCGCCGACTGGAATCCTGCGAATAGCAGTTAAACTGAATGCGGAAAGCGGACTGGTTTTTACATTGCCAGTGTAATTTGCACCGCCTTCGTGAATAACAATTCCACCTGATTTATAAATACCAACATGCCCACCACCCTCCAAGATGAGCAAATCCCCATCCTGGATATTAGCCCGGTCTACGCCAACACCGGCGTGCATTTGTGTCCAGCTTACATTCCCGATTTCCGCCCCGAAGTGACGGTATACACGTTCAGTAAATGCGGAACAGTCCGCAGTACCTCTAGCAGCAACAATTTCTTCCAGTGTGTTATAATTACGCCCGGTGCCCAGTAAATATGGGATTTTCCCGATAAAGGATGCCGCATACGCGGTAATGCTTCCGGTAACTGGCGTTTCTGTAGTTGCTGTAAAACTTTGAAGTTTTACCAACTGGTTTTCTCCCAGTGTCATTTTTTGATCGACAAAAATCTTAAGCGGCTTTGTGCTTTTTACTAGTCCGAAACAAACATGGACGGGCTTCGCGGCTTCTACGGCTTCCACGGCAATCTTTTTAATTGCCTTGACTAGTTCAACAACATCAGACAACGAATTCACCCCCTCTAAGTGTTAGATCCATGAAGTGCTCATCTAATTTGAAGGTATGCTTTGCCTTTTCAACCAGCATGAAATTTTTCAGATTAATATCTCCAAGCGAAAGATTGACCACGATCATACTTCCAGCTCTGACACGAACATCTCCAATACATTTTGTGATTTTCAAATTTCGTGTTTTCTTATTGTATAATTGCAGCAATGCGTTTGCTTTGGCTTGTCCATTTTCACCTTTTGACAGGGTATCAAAATACTGTAGCATGCCCCATTCGTTTTGGTGCGCACTGTCCTGTGCAATGTAAACTTCACGTTTTCCAGTTTCCTCATTGTCATACGTTAATTTGATTTTGTTATAAGTGTCACTGTCAATACTTGATGTGTATTCGAAATTTTGACCGGTCTCTTCATCAATCATCAAATAAGATCCAGATTCTCCCACGCGCATAGAAGAAATTCTTCGAAGTGTCAGTTTTCCAAAATCATCATATAAAACGAAAATTTCTTTTTTATTCTGCAAAGTGAGATCCAATGCATTTTCGATCATATCAAATAACGATGTGTTTTCTTCCACACGAGATGGAATTACAAAACCTGTTTCTTCGATGGTGCCCAATTGCAGCCGCTGATCAGCGCCAATCATTTTTACAAGCTGAGATGCGGTTTTCTTTTCGTAGACATACGTGTCCTTGTTTTTTAGATACCGCAGTTGATCATACGCAGTAACCGTAATAATTTGATCTTTATCTCGCTTTTTGGTAAAAACAAATCCAAAAAAAATGCCTTTATCATTGAACTTAAATCGAACGGCAGCGCCTTCCTGAAAATCAATGATATCATCTTTAACCACCTTGAACGTCAGTTTCCCCGGCGTGCTGGTTCGTTCCGTGCTCCATTCAATCCCTTCCTCTACTACTGGAAGGAATAACTTCTTACCAGAAGGATCTGATAGGAGAAGCTCCATAGACATGGTTAAGTCCTCCTCTCATATTGCTGGAATAGTAAGTATTTGCCCAGCGTAAATCAGATTGGGATTTCCACCGACAACACTTTTATTCGCATTATAAATGACTGGCCACTTTGCACCGTTTCCGTAAAACTTTTTTGCAATGTTCCATAGGCAATCACCTTTTACAACCGTATAGCGTTTAGCTGCCTTTGTATTGTTGGTACTAGGGCGCTTTTTGTCTACTGTTGCAGTAGATTTACCCGTACCATTTTTAATGGTAACCGTTTTTGTACTGTACGCCCGATACTGCTTTAATTTGATTTTAACAATCAAATCGAATCCATTGCTGGCTTGTTCCGTTATCTTATAATCTTCCATTGATACGGTCATATTGGTGGAAAAAAGCGAATCTCCGTTTGGCTTTGCCCTGGAGACGATAAATTGAAACGGAGATTTGTTCACTTTTAGTGTTTCGAAATAGTTCAGAAAATAGGAAGCATCCAAAAATCCATTTTTATACTGTGCAAATGGATAGCTGGTTTGTGGAATTCTGCATTCAAATTCAATGTCACTCAATTCTGCTTTTTTCAGGATATTGATTTCACCATCGTTAATAATTGTAAACGTCTTATTGGCATTGTTGATTTTTATAGTTAGCTTCTCCGGTGCAATCGGCAACAAACACTTGTCCAAATAAAAATCATACCCGTTTTTTGGCATTACGCATGCACCCCTTCTGTTATGATCTCTACGGCTTCGTTTACAGCGTCTGTTAGCCCCGTAACCACACCATCCAGATCCATTTCAGAAGAAATGTTGTTATTGTTGGTCTGTTCAATGGTGATCTCTGCGGTAGTATAGCGATTAATGGCTTCTTGCTCAGCGATGTCACGCAGATATTTCAGGTCTTCTTCTGTGATATCCATTGCATCTGCAATCGCACCAGTATTCCCAGCGATGTCGCCGACATTGTCGCCAATTCCTCCTAAGCCACCTAAACCACTATCCGCTGCATAGTTACCAAGATTCGCATAGTCCCCTGGAGACGGAACATCCGTATTAAATAGACTGGAAGGATCAAAATTTGAAATGGTGTCCTCAATCCCTTCCCCGAAGTTATATCCGGCATCCCACGCCTTCCCATAGTCAAATTTCTCAAAATGATAGTCCTCCGCGTGAATTCTCGTCATAACTTCATTGCCTTTTCCGTATGTAGCATCCACCCAGCCTTCGAGGGAATCACGCCATCCAGATACACTGCCTGATAAGTTAGAACCAAAAATAGCATCGATTGCACCAGCCAAAGATTGTAATAAGGAAAGGATTGTATCTACCAAGTCAAAGAACAATCGCGCAATTGCACCGACAGGATCATTGAACACATTGGCAAAGAAATTCGCAAACGAGGCAATGAAATTCCACAAAACAGCAAAATAATCAATTGCGCGGTTAACCAATGTAACAAACAAGTTTCCAATATGCGCAACACCAACCATAAACACCCCACAAATAACGCCGGTAGCGGATATGGATTTGTTTGCAAATTTATTGATTGCTGCAATAGCAGCGTAAAATATGGCGATCAATGCAACAATTGCAATAATAATCCATGTGATAGGGCACGCGTATAGTGCGGTGTTCAACCCGTTTTGTGCCGCAATTTCCGCCGCAGTAGCGGTAGTTAATGCTCCAGTTGCAGCGGCATGAATGATTTGCGCTATAGCTAGCGCGGTGTGAAACCCAGTGCTGATCGCAAGAATTGCATTTGAAATAAGTTGCCATCCGTAATATACAGCAAGTGCGGTGGCAACACCATAAATGATAGGAGATAACTGTGCCCAATTATCAGCAACCGTATTTGCTACACCTAGCAAGGAATCAAATATTTCGAGAGCAATTCCTGACACGACAGAAAGGCCCTCCACAGCGTGGTCTACAAATTGTTGAAATGCCTCACTATTTGCAATTTCATTTAATTGTTCGAGCACCGGTCGAAATGCCATCAATGCAGTGTTTTGAAAAGAAGTCCAAATCTGTGAAAAGGTCATAGGCATAGATTCGAATTTCGCATTTGTTTGATCCGCAGCCGATAACATTGCATTTTTAACAATATCAGCTGTAATTACTCCATCTGCTGCTAAGTTTTTTAATTCACCTTTTGGAACCTCCATATAATCTGCAATAGATTGAATCATATTAGGCGCTTGTTCCAAAATGGAATTAAACTCTTCACCTCGTAAAACACCGGAACCCATTGCTTGACTCAGCTGTAACATTGCAGCATCAATTCCTTGCGCGTCTGTTCCAGCAATTGCAAATTGCTTGTTGATCTGTTCTGTGAACGCAATCAATTCATCATTGGATGCAAATGCATTCCCTGCGTTAAGCCCCAGTTTAGCAACAGCATCCGCAGTTGTCTGGTAAGCTGCTCTGGATCGTTGCGCAGATAAATAGATTTTATTCTCTAAATCCTTAACGCTTCCTCCATCATCGACCATTAGATTTAATCGTGCGTTCGTTTGTGTCATAGTGTCAGACAGATCCACTATCTTGCCAATACTTTGAATGGTGAGATAGGCACCGGCTGCTCTCTTAATTTTATCAGCTAGGTCGTTGGAACGCTGTACGCCCTCTTCGATTTTTTGATTAAATCGCCCCTGTTCGTCTACATTATCACGAATATAACGCTCCGTGTTGCCGATTGTCTGCGATAACCGCAGATAGGAGTCATTCGCTGCCTGAACATCCATATTCGAAACGGCATGGTTTAAGTTTTCCTGTTCCTGAACAGCGTGATTCAATTGATCCCGTAGCTGTTCCAGTTCGGCATTTGCATTTTCTGTCCCCATATTCATTGGATTGTTTTCTATTTGCTGCATGCGCTCCTGAATGGCTTGCAGGTGGTCATTCATATGGCTCATATCTGCTACTGCCCCAGGTGAAAACAAATTGGTTTGTGCCGCTGTTGTTGCAATTCGTTCTTGTGTGGTATTCAAAGTGTTCAACATGTTGTTTGCACTCTGTACTTCTTGCTGAAATCGATCAATTCCCGTAGAAGTGAAAACTTCCAAACTGTCTGTTTTCCATGTAACCGGAATTTCAACAGGCGGAATATTGCTGAATGCATCCCGAACCATGCGTTCTCCATCACTAATATTCTGAGAAAGCTGCAAATAGGCGGCATTGATCTGAGAAACATCTGCATTCTTCATTGCTGCACACAAATCATCCTGCAAACCGATTATTTTGCTAAGCCGACCTCGTAACTGCTCCAGGTCTGCATTTGCTGAACCAGAATCAATATGCAGTGGGTTTTCGCCAATTTTTTGTATTGTTGTTTGTAGATTCAGCAGCCGATCTTGCACCATAGAGAGATCTTCCTTTGCTTGCGATGGAAGAATTTCCATTCCATTTACTGTACCGCTTAGCTGCTCTTGTGTATGACACAACTGCTGCATCATGGCATTGGCACTTTGCAATTCCTGTTGGAACCGATCTACTCCGCTGGATGTAAATACATCAAAATTATCTGATACCCACTCGATCCCTACTTTTACCGGATCCGGCTGTGGGATAGACGGAGTAGCGACATTTGGAATCACGTCAATGTTTACTGTTTTTGTTGCAGCACCACCCATATAGGTATCAATTTGCTGCTGCTTGGCGGCAATGGTGTCCAACCCTTTTGTAATTGCGTCAATTTGCAGATTCATTATGGAATCGTCCAATTGAAACGGATTGGTTTTTAGATAGTCCATAGCTGCCTGTATTCGGCGTATTTCGGTATTTGCAGCATGGATGTTTTTGGTTACATCATCCGGCAATAGGTAAACCTGTTTCCCGATGGCATTGATTGCCGTTTGCATTTGTGAAATATCGCTGAGACGTTCCAGCAACACGTCAATTTGTTTTTCGCTTTCTGTAATTCCACTTGTTTCTACCTGAACGGGTATCTCAATCGAATCCGGAACATTAATAACTGGCTGTTGTGTAACGTAAGGTTGAACCGGCACTTCAATATTCTTTGGAACATCAATAACCGGCTGCTGTGTGACAATGGCTTCCACAGGAACCGTAATATTTTCAGGGGTTTCAATGATCGGTTGTTCAGTTACATATGGGAAAACAGGCACCTCAATACCGTTTGGAAGGTTAATTTCTGGCTGCTGCGTGATTTCCGGTGTAACTGGAATTGTCACATCATTGGGCACCTCAATTTCAGGCTGCTGTGTAACAAATGGAGTTACTGGCACATCGATTTGTTTTGGAACGTCAATCTCTGGCTGTTGGGTAACATACGGTGTGATATCCACACGCAGTTCCTTTGGCAGATTGATAGACGGATCCTGCGGAAAAACAGGTGTGACAGGCAGTTCCATATTTTTAGGGATACTGGGCTTCCTGTCTGGTTGGCTATAAACCGTTTGCACCTCTGCAATAGAGGGAGAAATAACTGGAGAACTGACGGTTTGCATAGCAGCGTCCAATTCCCGTACCGCAGCGGTTGCCTGGTTGATAGAATTTCGTGCCATTTCCATAGATACAGTGTCAACCGGTGCATTCATGGTTCGCTGCAAATTTTCCATAGCTGTTAATCCAAGGTCGACAGATTGGACAACCTGGTACAAAACATTTGTGAAATGATCTTGCAGTTCAATTGCTGTTCGAATAGTGGCTATTTGAATCATCCCCCTTTCTTTTTCGATTTCCGCTGGATCTCCTTTTCGCGTTCTTTGTCGTTTTTGATTTTTATCTTAATAGCGGCTATCGTAAATGCCTTTTCCTGTTCGTCCATTTCCAAAAAAACAGACGGCAGAATATGTAGTTTTAGAAGGGCATAGTATGCGTAATTTGCCTCCCAATCCCCTTCTTCGATTAGTTTTTTGCTTCTTCCACCTTATCTTCCAGTGATACATCAAATCCCTGGAACTTCTGTACATACATTGCTAGTTCATTGTATTCACCCGGATCGTCTACCAGTGCAAGCAACAGGTCTTCTGGCAATTTCACCCCGTAGGAGTTCTGTAGCTCGGCGTCGTACAAATCCGGAACCACCACGGATGCAGCAATCAACTTCTGCACATACATGCTGGACTGCATTTTCAGTCGGTACGCATTCGGCTTACCAGGAATGGGCACTTCCTTGATGCAGCTTTCTCTGATTTCTTCGTTTTCCTTTGTTGAAATGTGCTTAAACTCCCACTCCAGCGGATTCCCCTGTTCATCGCACAGGGATTTGGTAACGGGATGCAGGGCATTCTGCTTGATCTTCTTATTGTTCTTCATAAATCTGGCAAATCTAGACATTGTAATAACTCCTTTAATGAAAAATAGGGTACTCTCCCCAGATTCGGGGAGAGTAATTGATGTATGTGGATAATGAGCTGTTTAATTTGTAAGGAAGCCGTCCAAATCCTTGAATGATTCCGGCATCTTGAAGTCTTCAAAGGTGAAATCCATATCCTCATCCAGATATTCACCATCGGCGTCAAATTTCGCAAGGATACCGCCGTCAATATTACAGTCGATCAGAATCATAGTCTGCCGACCTGCACCGGATGTAGGATCCTCGTTAGAAACTTGAATTTCAAAATAAACATCTTCCCCAGTGTCCTTGTACTGCGCCATCATTTGACGGAAAATAGAGGTGTTATAATGGAAGGTTGCAGAACCAGTTCCCTTCCATCCGGACGCTTTGTTTCCCTTTCCGGTTTTCCCTAAAATCGGAATTTCCGTCTTAGATTTCTCAAACTTTGCTTCCAAATTGATCGCCTGCATAAAATTATACCGACGCGTACCAATTGTAACAAAGCATTCTGCCAATGCAGCAAAGACTGTGTCCTTTGCCTTCATCGTAACATTCTGTGCCATGTGCTTTCACTCCTCTCTTATGCGACAGTTACTGTCATATACAGCTTATCCATTGTATGAACAACTGTGATTGCATCTTGTACCACAACTGATTTCTTTGTGTTTCCGGCTGAGATCGTAAGATCAGCGTCCGTGAAGTTTTCGATTGCATTAATGTCCGATAACTGTTCATGATGCTTGACAATATCAGACCACAACGAATTTCTTCCAGCCGCATTGTTTGGAACCACACCTAAATACTTGGTATTAAACAGTACGGCAATATCATTTGCCACTTGGTCAATAACTCGAATGGTCTGGTTGTCCTGGAAGACTGCTCCCTGTGTATCGGAGATTGTAACAAGCGTGTTGATATCCTCCAGTACACGAACATCTGAACCCACACGGTGGAAAACAAATTCCCCAGATTCCATTGCGCTTTGCAATTCGGACTGTGTGTAATCGGTATCAATTTGAAATTCACCTGTGTATTTTCTGTTCTGATTGGACTTATTCACTGCACATCCAGCAGAAATACCAGTTACCCAATAAATAAGTGCTGCTTCGCTCCAGCCATCATCCAAGACCTTATTCTTTACGCTAATGGTGCCGCAGTAATCAGCAGTATTGTACTGATACAATACCAGCTGGAATTTTACGCCCATTTCATCCCGCATGCGCTTTACGAATGAATGGAACAACGCCTTTGTGGTTTCGTCTGTGACCACAACGCCCATTGTGTGAAATGCGTACGATTCGATTTTATCAAGATAGTTCTGATATGCTGTTCCATTTATTGTACCATTTGTGCCGCCAGTGAGCGGTGTTGCCGCTGTTACTGCTAGTTCTGCATTTTGCTGGAAGGTTACAAAATCATTGGCAACCAGATCCTCTGCTTTTTCAACAGTTTGTTCATCTACGATATTGGTATCCAGCACCGTTTTTACATCAAACTTTGAATCGTTATCTGCATTTTTTTGAATAACGATCTTTAAATCGTTTCCACGAACGCCGGAATAACGTGCTTCTGCAAAGTCATTGCTTGCTTTTACACCTCCGGAAGTCAGCTTGTACGCATAAAGAGTTCGGATATTCTGGAACAGATCCCGCAACCCTTTCATTTTTTCATGTGAATAATCATAGCCGAATAGTTTCAGTGCATTCTTTTGAAAATCCCCACTGGTTACCTCAAATACTGCCCCATCTACGCCCCAATCCATTGGAATTGGCATGGTTGCAATTCCTCGATCGGAAAGGGTCGCAGAAGCGGAAGCTGCCGAAACAAAATTGAGATATGCACCTGGCAATTTTTTATTCTGAACTACAAAGGTTCCACCGCCTAATGCCATATTATTTCACCTGTCCTTTCATATAATTTTCAATCATTTCTTCCACGGCCTTTACCGTGAACGTAGCTGTGTCTGGAAATTTCAGGAGAAGAGCGTTCACAATGTCCTTCTTGCCCTGAAATCGCTTCGATGCAAGAATTTGATCCTTCGAGAATGCAGGCTCGATCGGATTCAAATTTGTAACTACTTTTTCTTTTTTCTGTGCTGTCATTTTATCACCTATTCTTTCACAGCAACTTGTTCGCTTAATTCTTCCATAGGAACGGTATCTTCCTTCTTATAAACAAAGAAATCATAGTTCACAAAGAAGTTCAAAACCCCGTCCACCATTTCAGCATGCATTTTTGTCCCCCGTACCAAATTCCCGGAAACGGTGATATATTCAAGGCAATCAAACAGCCGTTCCGAAACGGCGTTGCATTCCTCTTTCTTGCGGCCTTTATCAACCGGGAAATACTGAATACACATTTGATGGGTCTTGAAATATCGCTTTCCAAGGAAAACACGGTTCGTTGGGTTGATACAGAACACAAAAAAACAAGGCTCTTTCAAACCTTGTTCAACGCTTTCTGTATATGTGGTGTAATTATCACCAAATTCAGCATTTAAGGAAATGCTGATACCTTCAATTATAGAATTTATCATTTCATGCACTCCCCTAAAAACTTTTTGATTTTACTTTCAAGCACTTTCGGGGCGATGTTCTGAATTTCCTGTTCCGAAATTGTAAGCATGAACCGCCCTTGAACCCACCCTTGATGATTGGCTGTTCGATGCCCATATTCCACATAGGATGCGTATTCTACCGGATTGACAATTTCGATTGAAATTGTATTCCCGACGTGGTCTATTTTCAAAGAATCTGCATATGCTTTCGCATTTGTATTTTTTCCGCCGCTTGCTGCTTCTTCATGGCTTGTGGATGTCCAACCACGTCGGAGGGTTCCGCCTTTTTTGCCTGCACTTTTTGGGTATTGCCCCACGGGTGTGCGCTTAATAACTTTGGAAAGTAGGCGGGCAGCAAGCTCTTTTGCACAGGCATCTATGAATGCGGAAACGTGCTCCTGTTGCAGTTGGTTTAACTGCTTTTGCAATTTTTTCCATTCATTCACCTGAAAGCTGCCCATTTTCCCCATTATGCCCATTCCTTCCATAGTTCCAGCATCACTTCTTGGTGGGTTGCATAAACAGCAGGCACACCGCTTGCAGTATATTCGGATTTTCTGCCATCCTGTTCCACAATGATTTTAGACCCCTCCTTGATCACAATTTCCGGCGATACGAATAATTTCGTGCTTTGCAAAATTGCCGATGCTGCATCTGTTTGAACAACGGTGTTCAGCCTTTCGAAAGATAGCTTACAAGGCTGATGCTCCGTTACGATTACTTCTGATTTTTTTGTGATTTTGGTTCTTTCATCTCGTATATCCTGACGCTCTATAACGGTACAAATGCCTTCATAGGTGCTTTCAATCGCTTCCCGTGCGGCTTTTTGTGCAATCTTCATTGATTTTACCATCGAATTCTCCTATAGCAAGAAAGTTGATCTCTACCATAAGTCAGAAGATCGTTCAAGAAATTGTTCAATCGCTGTTCAGCGGTCAAACTTCCTTCTCCAATTGCAAATACGGTATTGGTATCCCCTGTCTGTATCTGCTTTACCGCAAAATCCAAATCAAGCCCTGCAATGCTATCCGGCGAAAAGGTTTTCTTTGCCGTCAAGAATTCGCCTACTGCCATATCAACAGCGATATTCATCAATCCGTCAGGTACAGAAAATACATTGCAATCATTCTTGATAGTGTTTTCTACCTTCTGAATAGAAAAATTCAGAAGGATTTCATCCCCGTCCTGCATTGCATATCCGAAAGCTTGCAAACGCTCTTTTACTAGATCCAGCATTGGAAATCACCGCTCTTCTTAGCCTCTGGAGACAATCTTACAAAGTGCAATGGACTTGTGCGGGATTGCCTTGCTTTCATCGTTGATGATATTCCAGTTTGCACCTGTTTTCAGGTCAGCATTGGAAGCGGAAGCCGTGCAGCTCGCAGGCTTCTCAAAGGAAATACCCTCCACACCGCAAATATAACGGTCACGAACATAAAGCGTATCCTGACCGCCGTTCTTCTCTGGATTGCGGTTCATTTCATAGGGAACAGCATCGCCGATGTCATCCAGGATAATGGATCCTTCCCCAAGAATGTAAGTTGTATAGGCTGTATAGCCATCACCTGCATCCTTAGAAGATTCTGCTACTTCTGATGTCGGCATACCATCATCAATCAGGACTGCACGACCATTCCATGTTGCAAGAGTAAGATCACGCTGCACACCGTCCGCATCGGTATAGGTCAGATACTTCAACAGACGGAGGTTTTCAAGGTTGGTTGCAACCTCACTATGCATGATAACCAGTTTGAAGATATTCTTGTTATCGCCGCAAGCCCTCTGAATGGCTCTGTTCAGGGTAGAAGCACCAACAAAAGCGTTATCACCAGTGTTCCCGGTAATATCGTAAACATGAGCTGCAAGGAATTCCTTTGCCGCCTTTGCTGCTGCGGTGCTACCAGTAGTGGACATACTGAACACACCCTCTAAAATCGCAAGCAGCATATCTTGCTTGACTTCCAGCTTGTAATCTGCAATCTGTGCTGCCACATTGTCCATAAAATCAACGCTAGCGGTAATGTTCTTGCTGAAACTTTTTTCTGTCCAGGAGTCCATTCTGGATGCGACAACAAACCCCTGTTCATAAGTTGTTGTGCTGGTGCTTGCAATATCGGTTGCACCATCGTTGTTCTGCGACGTGCCGCCGCTAATTCTGCCAAAATAAGGAATACGGGCATAAAGGGAACCCGTCTGTGTAGCAAGGGCGTTGCGGGCGTTCTCATTGCTGCCAACAGCACCGCATCTTGCAAGTTCGGTCTTTTTCGTGTTCGGAATTCGGTTCACATAATGACCAAATGCCTGTGGGTTAAATGTTTTGGAATCAAACTTTGCCATTTAGCTTCACCTTTCTTTTTATTCAATTTTTGCATCCGGATTGGCCGCCATATATGCCACCATTTTCGAATAGGTCATCTTTGAGGGATCCATTCCAGCATTTGGTTTTGTATCACCAGACTGCCCCGGTTGATACCCTCGAAAAACCGGTTGGTTCTGTTTGGCTTCAAACAGATAGGAATCCGATTTTTGCACCGAGCTAAGCTGCTCCTCCCAGCCAGACAGTTTTCCGTCTTCCCCAAGCTTGACTTTAGAAATGTCAAGCAGCGCCTTAACTGCCTTTGCATTTTTTGCACCAGCTGCTGTAAGGGCCGCATCAACTGCATTATCCAACTTCAGTAGTGCCATTTCCGCATCATGGGTTTTCTTTTGATCGGCATTCTGCTGCTGCAAGGTTTCAATCTGTTTTTTCAATTCAGCATTATCACCGCTGGATTTTTTCAGATCGTCAAGCTGCTTATCTCGGTCTGCAACAGACTGCTTTAAGGTCTTATTTTCCTCATTGACCTCATTGAAGCGTGTTTTGGTAACGAAATTTCCATCAAGAGAATCCATTACCTTTTTTGCCTGTTCCTCTGTCAAGCCCATTGCAATCAAATCTTCCTTTGTCATTATGTTTCCCTACCTTTCAAAATTCCACTTTTTTCCGTGGGTGTGAACCACGCATTTTGATTTTGCATTTTACCGTCTGCAAAAGACGAGGTGCGAGTAGTTTAAACGCCGTGCTCAGGGCATGAAAAAAGCACCTGATTACTCAGATGCTTTAGGATTTGAGTTTCTATAAATCATTTTGATTTATAGCCGTACGTCTCTTTATTAGAACAAAAAAATTAAAAATAATTCTTATAAAAAAATAATACATAAAAAAGCTGATGATAGTTTTAGTACTAATTACCACTCCATTTTTAAAATCGTGAAAAACTATATTCTTCTCACTAAAAGTTGGATAAACAAAGCATAAAATCAAAAGGAACACACACAGTAGCATTTGATACAGTGAAATGTT